TAAGTGAACTATTTACGAATATAACTCAAGAAGCTATATTCACATTCCAAGAAACTTCAGTTATGAGACCACTTGTAACTACTTACCCAATAAGTGGTTCAGGCAAAACTATTGAAGTTCCTGTGTACCCAACAATCAGTGCTTCAGCAGTAAACGAAGCTTCTGATTTATCTAATACAGCAGTAAACCCTACTTCAGCTACTATTACAGCTTCTGAAGTTGGTGTTATGACAACTCTTACTGACTTAGCTAGAGATTCAGCTAGTCGTAATGTTGGTGCTGACATTGGAAAATTATTCGGTGAAGCAATCGCTAAAAAAGTTGATACTGATTTAGCAGGACTACTTGATGACTTTGCATCTGCAAACGATCAAGGTGGTGCTGGAACAGAATTAACAGCAGAATTGCTTTTCAAAGCACAAGCTATTTTAAGAAGTGCAAATGTACCTGCACCTTATTATGCTGTGTTTCACCCAAAAGCTACTTTCAACCTAAAGAAAACTTTAACACAACCAGCTTATGCTAATGCTACTGGTGGTGCGATTTCTCAAGTTGGAGATGAAGCTTTAAGAAATGGATATATCGGTAGAATTGCTGGTATTGATATTTTTGAAAACGCAAATATCGCTATTGATGCTTATGACGATTCATTCGGTGGAGTATTTCACCCACAATCTATCGGATTGGCATTAAAAGAAGATTTCAAAGTTGAAACTCAAAGAGATGCTTCTCTAAGAGCAACTGAGATCGTAGCTTCTATCACTGTTGGTCAAGGTATCTTAAAAGATACTTACGGAGTAACAGTTAAAGTTGATACTGCTCTTTAATTAATAAATCGGTGGGGTGTAAAAGCCCCACCAACTAAATATAACTATGGCAAATTTTTCAAGCGATTCAGATTTAACATTTTACCAACCAGATATTTTAACATTTGGAATATCAGCATTTACAAATTACCACGCACTAGCAAGAGAAGATATTGAAAGAGATTTAAGAATAAGATGGTTTCCAGTTTACTCAAAAGAAACTTATAGAGATATAGCAATACTAAACACAACTGAAATGGACGGAACACTATTAACTGATTCACAGTTTAAAAGACTAAGTGTATTTAGAGTAATAGGTTTTTATGCTTGTCCACAATTAACTAAATTTAACTCAAACGATAACCTAGATAGATTCCAAGTTATGATGAAACATTACAAACAAATGTATGCTGATGAATTTGAATCTATACTAAGAGATGGTGTTGAATATGATGCTGATGACAGCAACACAGTTCAAGATGCTGAAAAAGCACCTTATCATAGACTTAAACTAATTAGATGAAGATTACTGTTGAAGATAATTCTTTACAAGTTGCTAAGAACTTTGAAAAACAAGTAAGAGAACAACCTTTAATAGTTAAGACTGCATTAGGTAGAACTGCTGAGTTCTTAATGGGTTTAATCAAACAAAGAACTGCAAGAGGAATAAGTGCAGATGGTAATTCATTTCCACCATACACAGAAGCTTATAAAACATTTAGACAACAAGCTGGGAGACAAACACAATATCCTGACTTAAATTTTTCTGGTCAAATGTTATCAAACATAACTCAAAGATCACAACCAACACAAGCTATTATTTATTTTGCTAATAAGTTCCAAAATGTTAAAGCTTTAGGTAATCAAAAGAAACGTAAATTCTTTGCTATTGGTGCAAGAGAGATTCAACCAATAATGAATGTATTTATGCAAACATATAACAAGCTTAGTAAATTATGAGTAAACGAGAAGATATAGCAGGAAACATAGTAACAGCAATTTCAACTGGAACATCTCCAATAACTTTAAAGAAAGTTACAAGAGAACCATTTAACGTAGATGAATTATCTGAACAACAATATCCAGCTTGTTTTGTGCAATCTGGTAATGAAGTTAGATCAGATGAAACAATGACATCAAGCACTATTACAAGACAAGCAACTGCTGACTTTGTAATTGTTGGATATGTAAAAGGAACTACAACAAATATTGATACAAAACGTAATGAGTTAATCACTACGATTGAAACTAGATTAAATTCTGATAGAACACGAGGTGGGTATGCAAAACAAACTCAAGTAGTAGAAGTATCTACTGATGAAGGAGTTTTGTTCCCAATAGGTGGTATCAGAATGGTGGTGCGAGTTATGTACCAATATACATCTGGCACACCTTAACATTAACTAAACAAGGAAAACAAACATGGCAACTCATACTGGTTCAGAAGGAACTATAAAAGTAGCAACAACAACAGTAGGCGAACTTAGAAGTTACTCTTTAGAGCAAACTGCTGACACTATTGAAGATACTCAAATGGGTGATACTTCAAGATCATATAAATCTGCTTTAAAAGGTTGGTCTGGTTCTGCGTCATTATTTTTTGACGAAGCTGATGCAGGTCAATTACTTTTAGTTCTAGGAACATCAATAGCTTTGAAAGTGTACCCAGAAGGTGCAAGTTCAGGCGACAAGTATTACTATGGTGATGCAATCATAACTGGTAGCAACATATCAGCATCTTTTGATGGAATGGTAGAAGCTGAAATAACATTTACAGGAACTGGTGCAATAACACTTGGAACTGCGTAATTAATTATTAATTAGAAAAGGAAGATATGAACGTAATAGATAGAGTGAAGGCACAATTTGAATCTTTAGGCATTAAAAAGATTGAGGTTGCTGAGTGGGGCGAGGAAGGCAAACCTTTAATAATATATTGCTCACCATTTACACTTGGTGAAAAAAGAAACCTATTCAAAGGTGCTAAGAATGATGATCTAGGAGTATTAGTAGATGCAATCGTTTTAAAAGCAAAAGACTCAGAAGGAAATAAAATATTTAAGCTAGATGACAAGCTAACATTATTGAATAATGCTGATGCAAATGTTATAGCTAGAGTATCAACAGAAATGTTGAATGGTGTTTCTTACGAGGAAGCTGAAAAAAAGTAAGATCTGATACGGAGTTATATTCTATACTTGCTCTTGGTCAGGAATTAAACAAAAGTATGGAAGAAATTTGTCTTATGACACAAGATGAATTTTATTATTGGATAGCTTACTTTAAAGTGAAGGCAGAAAAAGAAAAACTACACTATGGCAGATCAGCAACTAAACATAAAACTTAATGTTATAGACAATGCTACAAAAGCTTTTACAGAAGTTAAAAACTCAATATTTAATTTAAGAAATGCTTTAATTGGTCTAGGTGGTGGAGTAGCTTTAAGAGGTTTAGCTAAAGTAGGAAGCGAAGCTGAATTAACAGAAAACAAATTATCATTCTTATTTGGTTCAGTAGAAAAAGGTTCTCAGGCATTTAAAACATTAAATTCATTTGCAAGTAAATCACCATTTGCATTTCAAGACATTATTTCATCTGCTGGTAATTTAGCAGTAGTATCAAAAGATTCAGAAGAACTAGCAAGAAACTTACAAATAGTTGGTAACGTATCTGCAATAACTGGATTAGATTTTCAAACATCTGCTGAACAAATATCAAAAGCTTTTACTAAAGGAATTAACTCAGCAAGACTATTTCAAGATAAAGGTGTTGCAAGTTTATTAGGGTTTTCAAAAGGTGCTGATGTAAGTGCATTTGCTACTGAAGAAGCATTTGTTAGAGTATTTGGAAGTGGTGGTAGATTTGCACAAGCTTCTAATGTTTTATCAAATACATTTCAAGGAACATTAACTAAGATAACTAACTCATTTGTTAAATTTCAAAACGATATTAATAAAGGTGGTTTCTTTAATTTTATAAGTGCAGGGTTATCAGTTATAAATGACAACTTAGATAAGAATAGTGCAACATTACAAAAGTTTGCTACATCATTTGGAGAAGAATTAACAAGAGCAATAAAAGGTTTATTATTAGGAACTGGTTTAATCATTGATGCTGTTGCACCTATATTTAAGTTTGTAGCAAGTGGAATTGAAGGATTATTAAAAGCTTTAGATGCACTTCCAAGTGGTGTTAGAGAATTAGGAGTTATAGGATTTTTATTATTAGGTACTGGTGGAAAATTAATAGCATTAGCACTTGGTTCACTACTAGATCAACAAAGAAAATTTGTAGAACAATTTGGCGATCAAAAGTTCTTCTTAGAAAAAAACACAAGTGAATTAAATAAACAATCTGGTGCTTATGGAGTTATAAAAGATTTCTTAGATCAAATAGACGTAAAGACACAATCTATTAATGAAAAAAATCAACAAAAGAATGAACTTATTAACAATACTAATACTGGTTTAGAAAAACAAGTAAGCTTATTAGATGAGATTATTGAAAAGTTTGGAAGAATTAATACAGAAGCTTTAGATCAACTTAAAAAAACATCTGATGTAGTAGTACAAACACTTAATCAAGGTATAAAAGATTTTTCAAAAGGTATTGCACAATCTATTGTTTTAGGAAAGTCTTTAGGTGAAGCTTTAAAATCTGCAGTACAAAATGCTTTAGTAAATATACTAGCAACTCAAATTGAAATATTAATTAGAGAAGGATTAAAATTAGCTGGTCTTAAATTACAAACACTAGAAATTTCAAAACAAAATGCTTTATTAGCACAACGACAAGCTATCGGTGGTGATACTGGTGGTAGTTTTTTTGGTTCATTATTAAGTTTTGGAACTAGTTTATTTGGTGGTGGTGGTGGATTTAATCCTGACATTGGTGGAATACCAGATACTTATGTAGGAATGGCAGAAGGTGGTTCTGTTAGAGGTGGTATGCCAATTACAGTTGGAGAACGTGGTAGAGAATTATTTGTACCAAATACAAATGGAACTATTATTCCTAATCACGACATGGGTAATGGAATGAATATA